AGGTTACCGAATATTTGTTTGTAAGGTGCTTCATATACTGCCATCTTATCTTCTTGCTTACCAGGTAGGAATCCCATATCTCTGGTAGGCACTACTGAACGTACAATAATTAGCTTTTCATAATAGCCATCAAGTACGTCTTGAATTGCGTGATAGCATGGTAGGAATGTTTTTCCTGTTCCTGCATATCCATATAAAAAGAGATGTTTGCCTTTCTCATAGTCGTTAAACACTCTCTTTTGATTAAATGTCTTTGGTTCTATTCTCCTTGGGAAAAACTTCTTAGACAATTGATGAGTCTCGGTCGTTAAGACGCCTTGCATTTCGAGTCGTCTCTGTTTTTTGCGAGTCATTTTTCTTGGCATAGATTACCTTTGTTGTTGCCAAATTAATCCTTGCTCCTCAGCGCTTTAGACGCTTTCTGTAGACCTTGTATAACCTTATGCTTATTAACAACATTATCTACTTTAACTTGAGTACTGTTCCTAGTTGAACCATACTTTTCAGCCACATGAGATCCTTTATTGGCATTGCCAATTCGGTTCATGAGGTCGTTGAATCCACCATCGGTTTTTCGGAAGCCTAGGCCGACTGAGTCTCCAGATATGGCTGGAAAACTATTAGGGCCGAACGTTCGGACAATTTGAGGGTTATCGATTAGATACTGATCGTACTCTGAGATTTTCATCATCTCATCGAACTCTTCACCAGTTTCTGTGTTTTTAAATGAATAAGTTGGCATTCTGCTCCTACTTAATAAGGCGGTTACAGCACTGAGAAAGGTTTTAGACTTGAGTCGTTTCGAAGTCCTGAGACTATATTGTGCTTTCGTAACCACATTATTATTTAGCTTAAAAGGTTTTCTCCGCACACATAATCGTAAATATCTTTCCAACTACGTGCTCTCTTGGCTAGGCCATTATACTGTGTATTATACTCTTGTTCGATTAGAATACTATCTAAGCCCATTTCGACCCCTAGATCCGCATTCTCCATCTTATCTTCAACCCAGATGAGATCAGAATCTCTCCACTCCTCCAGGGCTTCATCTTTATCTGCACCAGTATCTAAGCAGATAACTCTATCAATAGATCTACCAAAGACTTTACGTAAGTTATACTCACGTAGCTTCTGAGTCTCAGGGTCTAATGAGAGAGATGTAATAACATCGATAGTAATACCGAACTCTTCATATAGCTTTCTAACATATAACACTGCATCACCCATAGGCTTAAGAGATGCTTGTCTACTACTATTACAGAAGATTCTAGGTAGATAGAACTTACTATCCTTTTCTAGCATTGGTTTATCAAACTCATCTAGATTAAATCGCTTGTTAATATCGTATACTGACCTATTTAGTACTTCTAGATCAAAGTGAAACTTCATCCATTTCTCGAATGAGTAGTTCCAATCGAGTAAAACGCCGTCACAATCACTTAAAATTTTCTTCATAATTAATACCTATCTTTTGTTTATATTATTAATATAAATGCTTTTGAAGTTTAAGGCAACATCTAATAGTGAAGAAAGGTGAGAAAGATCCTTTGGTAGACATTTACCACCAAATCCAAACTTCCCGTCATGTCCTGGTACATTATAGTGAGATCCACCGATATCTCTATCTGTGGCTAATAGTAACTTAACTGTCTCATAGTCAATGTTATGCTGTTGACACATAAGAAACAATTCATTGGCTAATGATACTCTTGCTGCCAGCATTGAATTTCTAGCCAGCTTAAACATCATAGCACTTTTTCTATCAGTTATAACTAAACGTTTTGTACCTGTAATAATATTCTGTAGATCAGCGTCAGGCTTATTAGTTCCCCATACGCATGGCATATCATATGATACAGCATCCTTCTCCCAGTGTCTCTCACGTAAAAACTCAGGTAGTAGATCTGCTTTAGGGAACAGATCAACTTGATCAGGCCCAATTGTACTTCTAATAATAATATTATCAGAGAATAGGCTTACCATTCTATATGCTTCTTCTAGACTAGTTAAGTCAAAGCGTCCGTCTGCACCTTGAGGTGTTGGGACACATAAGAATGAATGGCTGATGGGATGTACAATCTGATGATGACCGATTGCAGGGTCATAGATTTGAATAACGTTAGGATCTACACCATTAGCAGTAAGGAATAACTTAGTCGCCTTCCCTACAAATCCGTAACCAACTATCAATACATTAATCATTAATCACCTTAAATTCAATATCTTGCCAGAATATCATTTGATCTTCTTTGCTATTCCATACAAAGTCTTGCTTGTCTTCTGGATTACGCTTGCCCCATCCTTGATCTTCTAACTCTATCATTCTAGCATGAAAGCGCTTAACCTGCTCAAACCTATTCTTATCTTCAGGTGATACTACATCATCTACTATTCTCTCAAACCTAAAGAAGTCAGATCGATCATACGTATTTTTAAGCTTTAAGAAGGAATAGTCTACACCATGATAACCAATAAATGCCTGGTCATATCCACCTAAATTCCAGAATGTATCTTTAGTTACTAGGAATGAGTTGCGTATGGTATTACTACCAAAGTTACCAGGAAGGTATACTGCCCTATGATTGAGGCCTCTAGCTATCTGAAATCGAATCGCATTTAAACATTGTGATGTAATAATCCAATCAGAGTCTAACAATAGATTCCATTGATTAGATGTATCTCTCATCAAGCAGTTACGAGCACCTTCATTATTCCATCCTAGATCATCTTCTATTCTTAGTATCCGCCATCGTGACGGTACATTCATATCTGTGATAGGTTTGGATTGAGAGCCATCATCTATGACTGTATAATCAAAGCTATGATATGGATCAGCTTCATTATACCAGTCTATAATCTCTTGGAATACTTCTGGACTATTATAGTAAGTATAGTTAATCCTTATCCTGGTATTATGCACCGGATCAAATACGTCCGGCTTCTTACCATGATCAGGGTTTCCAGTATAATCCTTGAAGTAGTCTGATGTCACTTGCTAGCTTTTTTAGCTGCTGCCTTTTTTGCACGAGGCTTACGCTTCGCTTTAGGTTTAGGTTTAGCTTCTACTACTTCAGCTTCCACAACCTCTTCTACTACAACAGCAGGTTCAGGGATTAGATCAGGGAATGCTAAATGAGCAACATTCTGAGTCATACCTTCAACCGGATCAGTCTTCGCTACCATATTCAATACAATCTTAGCGTCTTCTGGATGAATAGATTCTAGAAGCTCAATGAATAGCATCTCACGTTTAGTCTGAGACGCAATATTACGACCGCCTTCAACAAACATATTAAATCGTTTAGCCATACCATAAAGACGAGTCTCTACCATCGTAGGGTCATTCTCTTGATAAGGAGGACTCCCTGCAGGTAACAAGAACTTTACATTAGGGTTATAGCATCCTTGCAAGATAGATTTGATTGCAAAGTTATCTCCCCACTTCTTAAGGAAAGTTACTTTCTCACTCTCACTCTCTAGTTTAGCCAGTTCGCCAAACACTTCATATACACCAGGTGTAGCCATTAAAAATCTCCAATACTTTCTACAAGGCCTTTAAGCCGCTTTTCAATAAAATAATTAAATAAGTTCGAACGTTTACCTATTGCTTCTTGGGCAAATTGTTCTAATATATTTAGCTTGATGTCATCAGGTGTCATTCTGAGGTCAACTAAATGCATGTTACGATTAAAGTTACGTGCATACTCATCATTAGTAAAGTCAATATTACTCAGATCAGAATAGTCATGCACGTTACTGAATTGCTTAGTTAGAGCATCAATAAACTTCTGTCGACATGGTTTCTGCCTGCTATTAATTAGACAATCATCTTTAGATAACATATTAGGTACACCATCACCTCGATCACCTTTAATAATATGCTCTAATAGATAATTAGCAGGATTGTTATGCTTGAGCCATCGCTTACGGATAGGATCAAACTGCTCAACATTCGAATATACTTGCAGCTGAATAAAGTCTTTATCGCCTGATAGAATCAGAATAGGGTCATTCTTACCTAGCTGCGTACCATGCGTATGACAAATAGTACCGATGACATCATCTGCCTCAGCGCCTTCAACATGGATATACTTGTATGGGAAGTTGTCACGTAATTCTTCGCGAATGTTATTGAGTGATTGAAATATTAGATTCCAATCCATCTCTGACTCTTCGCGGAACTTGCGACGGTGTGCTTTATAATATGGGAAGAAGCCTCGACGCCATGTATTCTTACCGTCGCAGGCAATAACAATCTCGCCATATTCTTCTACAAACTTGTTTCTATAATTCCTGATCGAATTAAGAACCATATGTCTTAGTAGGTCTTCATTAATTGATGCGTTAGTATGGTTGCCCAGTTGAGCCATCATATTCGCAATCATCACTTGGTTTAGGTCAATAATAATCATAAGTTAGTCCTCTATTTAGATTATCATTATATGATATCTAGAGGTAATAGGCAACTAAAGAGGGCCTTT